ATCACCACTGGTCGCCATCCAGAGCCAGATCACAGACCTGAATGCATGCCTAGTCAGCATGCGCTCCAGTGCGGCTGCTTACAAGCGTCTGGTCATGGTGGATTCGCGAAACCACAAGTTGGCGCAGGACATCAAGGACAAGCCGCACGACTACATCGTGCTGAGCGAGAGCCTTGACAAGGAGCGAGTGGTCAACCTTGAGATTGGTGGCATCACCAGCCAGCAGGTCAACTACAGCCAGATCGCTCAGGACCGACTTGATCGGGTTTCGGGTATCCACGACGCCATGCGCGGAAACGTCGGAGGCGGCGCCACTGCCACCGAAGTCGCCGTTGCAGAGTCGAGCGCAACCATGCGCATGTCGCACCTGAAGCGCCAGTTCCAAGAGGCAATCGACGATCTTGGTCGATCTGTATGTTGGTACATGTGGCATGACGACCGAATCTTCCTGCCGCTGGGCAAGGAGGGCGTCGAACAACTGCTTGAGGCGGACCCGATCTTCACGGGCGGAGTCCGAATCAGCGGGTGGGAGGATCTTGAGGTCTCTGTAGACGCATACAGCATGGAGCGCGTGTCCGAAGCGCTCGTCCAGAAGCGCGCTATGGACCTTCTCCAGATCACTTCGACGGTTGCCCAAAGCGCGATGATGCTTCCGAACGTCAAGTGGAAGGAACTCCTGTCGGTCGTAGGCGATGCCTTGAATGTTCCCCACCTCGCCGACATGATCGATGTCCCATCCATGAATCAGCCCCAACAGGCTGGTCCGCAGATGGGCGGTCCTGTTCCTGAGCCTTCATCGTCACCAAGTCTGAGAACCAACGAAATGGGAGAACCCAGTCCGATCCCTGCACGAGCAATGGGCGGTCTTAGGGCGGCGGCAAACCGAGCATGATTTACGAATTTTTAGATATAGATGGAAAACTGGTTGAACTCACCTATTCCATGAAGGAAGTTCCTTCGATAGGTTGTATTATCAACCTTGACGGGAAAGAACTTACACGAGTTGCAAGCAACTCAGTTCAAGTTGATCCCGCAACTAACAGGTCTCAATACCCGTATGTGAGTGCATGCCTTCCCAGAAATCTATCTGGATGCAAAACTCAAGGCGGTAAACCGATTGTGGAGTCAAAGCGGCATGAACGCGAAATCATGGCGCGGCACGGATATGTGAAGGACTGAAATGCCAGAACCCATCACACCAAAACCAGTTGAGATAGCGGTTACTGCGGAAGTTCCAGTGTTGGAAGCCGAAAAAGTCGTTCAATCGACTTCGGACAACTCCAACTCTGATATGGACGCGGTTCTTGACCGTCTTCTTGGCATTGACGAACCCGAGTCAACGCGGGAATTCGATACTCCAGAAACGTCTGCTCCAGATGCCGACTTCGATCGCGCTCTGAAGGCTTTGCAGCGTGACGGAGTACCTTCAGAAGTCATTGACAGCATGAAGTCCAACCCTTCTAAGATGAAGGAGTGGGGTCTGAAGGCTGCTAAGCGACAATCTGATGTTGACGCCTTTGGGGCAAAGGTGGCAGACTCGAAGAAGACCAATACCAACTCTTCGGAATCTCCGAAGAGTTCGTTGAACACTGAAGACGGCGAAGCAGATGCAGATCCGCTTTCTCAATTCAGTGAGATCTTTGGAGAGGATGCCGCAAAACCACTAAAGAGCATGCAAGATCGTCTCCGCAAAGAATTTGCAGAGCAGACTCGCATGATCGAGGTGAAACACGAATCGCAGTTGGCTTACCAGCAGATCGCTGCGGAGTACGGGGCTAAAGCCCCGAACTACACGACAATCTCTGAAGCCGCTGCAAAGATCGGACGAGAGAATCCCTCTAAGTTCGATTCCGTAGAAGCGATCGTCAGGGCGGCTTTCCAACAGCAGGTTGGTATGCCGAGCAAGCCCGATCCACGCAACACGGCTCGCCCGACCGTAGGAAATGCTCCTCCGCGAGTGACGAAGACCGTTGATGTGCAGGATCGAGTTCTCGACATTCTTCTCAGTGGTGGAAACCGAGACGACGTTCGTAAAGCACTTTCACGCTAACCAATAAAGGATGGCTTCATGCCTTCAATTCAAACTTTCAACGATTTCATGGCAACTACAGGTCCAACGTACCTGACTAGTGCCGATGCGGTGATCAACGAGGCGGTGAAGAACACCTACGCCTTCTCTCGCCTGCTCAAGAACAAGACCTCTGAGGTCACAATCCAAGGTGGTAACGAGATCCGCGACGTCATCATGCTTGATGACGCTCGTACCTTTGACCACTACCAGCCAAACGATGTCTTCACTTGGCGCAACCCGCAGGTGACCGACACCGTGAAGGCGCCGTGGCGCTTCACCATCGACCACATGTCGTGGACTGACGCCGAAGTCGAGTTGAACACTGGTGAGACTTCTGGATCGACTAAGGTTGCTTACAAGCGCCTTAAGAAGATCAAGGAGCAGCGCCTGTGGACTTCCATGACGAACGGATTCGAGGAAGATCTGTGGGCGCCACCGTCCACTAGCCAGATGGAGTCTGAGAGCGGTCGTCTTCCGTACTCTCTCCCAACCTTTGTGACCGCTCGCGGTCGTAACTTGGGTGGTGCGCTTGGTCAGCGTGGAATTACGCCAATGGGATTCTCGACCGTTATGGGTCTTGATCCTCTGGCGGATCAGCGTTGGAGCAACCTTGTTGAGTTGTATGTCTACAACGGTGGAGCAGGAGCAGCCTCTGGTGGTCTTGCTAATGACATTGCTGCTCAGTCCGTGACTGAAGCGGCTGTTGCGCAAGCAGAGTACAACAACGGAAACGCCCTCACTCCGAACATTAGTTATCACCCGCTCTTCACGGCGTTTGACAACATGTTCATGCGTTTGAAGTACGAGGCTCCCGCAACTCGCGCTCAGTACTTCGAGAACGACAACCTTTCTCGCCAGATGATCCTGACTTCCCGCGAGGGTGTTCAGTTCTATCGTCGCCTGCTTCGTCTCAGCAACGACACTCTGGTCAATTATCAGGACAGCGCCTACAACAACCCCGTGTATTCGGGTGTTGACGTGACGTATGCCTCTGATCTTGACACGGCTCAGTTGTACACCGCTGGTAGTGGTATCGCAAACACGAAGACAGGATCCAACGCGTCCGTTGCCAGTGCTACGGCGCTGGACTCTGAACTTTCGACGAATACTTATCAGAAGGGTCCACGATACTACTTCGTGAACGGAAACTACCTCACTCCAGTGTTCCACTCGAAGCGCTATTTCAAGACGCACGAAGTTCTGCGTCATCCGAATCAGCCCTTCACCTACGTCATGCCTGTTGACTGCTGGATGAATCTGTTCTGCAACAGTCGCCAGCGTCACGGCATTGTCGCTCCATTCTGCACCCTCTAATCCCGTAGGAGGATTCTCACATGATTGCTGGACTTATCACTCCATCGGGTAATCTCGCTGCACTTACCCCGCAGCAAGTGACGGTAAAGCCTATTGCTGCCGTTGCAGTCACTGTCGGCGCTCTTGTTCGCTTCGACTGTGCGTCTGCTACGCACAACAGCACATACACCGTTTCTTCTAACCTCACCAACTACGACGAGCCAACTTGCCCGTTCAATGTGGTTGTTCTTGCGGCTGCTGGTGACAAGGCTGGTCCGTTTGGTATTGTCACTGAAGCGGCAGCAGCAGGAAACCGATGCGTTGTATGCATCGTCGGTGTTGTGGATGCCACTGCAAGTGCTGCTGCAATTGCTCAGGGAGCGGTTGTCATCCCTGATGCTGGTGTAATCAAGACGGCTCCTTCTACTGCTGTTACTGGCAGTGGAGCGCCTCTTGGTGTCGCAGTTGAAGCGTTTACGTCGGGTCAGACCAAGAAAATTCTCTTCAATGGATTTCACTTCTCCATTGGTGGCGCCTGATCTCAACAACTAAACGGCTTGGCGGGGGAAACCCCGCCAAGTCAATTCCATGCTTACCTACGGCAATCTCAAGAGTCACATCGTTCTCGCACTTGGCGGTCAACCGTCGATTGTGAGCGGTATGACTCGCGATCAGCGGATCGCAGAGATCGTCAATCAGGCTGGGCAGTACCTGTTCTCGAAGCCTTGGCGCTTTCGAGAGCGTACTTCGCGACCGCTTTCGCTCATCGCCCAGCAGGACTATGTCGTCTTACCAGCCGATGTCGAAGACATCATCTCCCTTATCTCCAAGGGTGGTCTTGGTTGGATAGTCGAACTCACGTCTCCTGAGCAGATTGAAACGCTTCGGGTCGCTTCTCCCATGACCAACGCAGGCAGTACGTTCTATGCAACGCTGTCGCGTCCTTGGGCTGACTCTTCTGGGGCGGCGCTGGTCGACGGTACGGGCATGCCAGCCGTCCGTTTGGAGATGTACCCCACTCCGCAGGCTACCACCTCAGAAGCCCTCACCGTGCGCTACCGATGTCGGTGGCAACCCGTCTCAGATTCAACTCTTGAGACATTCACCATCCCCGTTCCAACATACGCAGAATCTCTGCTGATTGCGTATGCACGTTCGTTTGCTATGGCATACGAAGACGAGGGTTTGACCGCGCGACTGATCGAGATCGACAATGGTCCGATCTTCTCATCGCCAGCGATCAAGGACGGAATACAGCAGAGGGACTACGGGAGGTTGCTGTCGAATCGTGTCAGCCCCTTTCGGCGCGAGCGGGATGCAATGGCGTCCAATTCTGGACCCGTCGTAACGCCTCCTACGGCAACTGCGAACATTCGATGGCTGGGGATTTGGAGCGGTAGCAACTCTTATATCGATGGAGATGTTGTCCGTTACAACGACGCCTCTTGGGTGTGCGTCATGGACAACCTCAACGATCCTCCGCCGTCTTCTGTATGGGAATTGATGGCTCAGGATGGATCTGATGGATCCAACGGACTTAATGGGGCTGGTCTCACTGCCAATGGGATCAAACTTATCGGTCGAGGCATTGGTGGAATCGGAGCAGTAGGCGACATCACAGTGTTGTCTCCGCTGAAACTAAGCGGAACAACCTTATCAATCTTTGGTGTAACCAGTGATGTCGTAGATCAAACGACCACCCTCACTGCTGGAACTGGTCTAACTGGTGGTGGAGATCTATCAACAAATAGGACATTCACCGTAGACTTCGCAGCCAGCGGAGTCAGCGCCGCCAGCAAAGCGGTGCAAGCGAACGATTCGCGTCTGTCCGATGCACGAACTCCCACTAGTCATACTCACGCGATCACGGACCTGATAACAACAGGCACTCCTTCCGCTTCCACTTATCTGAGTGGAACGGGTGCGTGGTCTAGTGCCACTGGACCTGCTGGACCTACGGGACCTGCTGGACCTACGGGAGCGACTGGACCTACGGGTCCGACTGGTCCAACTGGTGCGGCGGGAACCAACGGCACGAACGGCACGAACGGCGCGCAAGGCATTCAAGGCATCCAAGGCATCCAAGGCGCGACGGGCGCGACAGGTGCGACAGGCGCGGCGGGAACAACGCTCGCATCAGGTCTGACAGGCACAACGCTCGCATCCAATGTCGTCGCATCTAGCCTGACATCGGTAGCAGCGTTAACCGCTGACGCATACGCGCTGTCCTCAAGCGGCATCAGCGCGAAGACCGCGAGTTACACGCTCGTCGCAGGAGACAACGGCAAGGTCATCACGATGAATGTGGCATCAGCGAACACGCTGACCGTTCCTGCATCGTTGGCGGTTGGATTCAACTGCACCATCATCCAGTTGGGCGCGGGTCAAACGACCATCACGGCAAGCAGCACTACGCTCAACTCGTACCAAGGCTATCTCAAGATCAGCGGACAGCATGGATCAGCGAGCATCATTTCGTATGTCTCGAATGTCTACAACATCGCGGGGAGCCTGAGCGCATGATCATCCCCTCGGCTCATGCCAGTCGAGTTGCTAGGCGCGCTGCTGCTCCTGCGGGTAGCGCGTTTACGGCAGGTGAGTTCAATTTCAATGACCAGTACGGTTTAACGATGAATCAGGGATACACCACAAACACGGTCACAATGCCGCACGGTGGAACATTGGCTGTCTACTGCAACAATGTTACCGATGGTGGTGGGTACATCTACAAGAACGGAGTGGCGCAGACCGCGTACACCACATCCGCTATGGTTACATCTGGCTTCTATGCGTACTCAGCGCAGTACGCGCAGTTTGCAGTTGCAACTGGCGACCAAGTATATTTTGAATACGGAGGGTTTCCGTTCGCAAATGTTACCTTAACTATTGAAGTGCGAAACGCTTCGTTTTCTGGCACTCTGATTGATACTCATGTGGTCGAGTTTACGGGCGAGTGTTTCCTGACCACAGCCGTAGTTGCACACATGGGTGGATTGGACAACGGACCAGAACTAACCGCTATGCGAATGCTGCGTGAACATTACCGTTCGACTCAGGGATACGCAGAAGAGATTCAGGACTACTACACCTATTCCCCGCTCATCGTAAATGCGATCAGCAATCTGCCTGACAAAGACGCGGTTTTCCTAGAGATCTACGCAGTAGTCAAGGCTTGCGAGTCATTCGTGATGGGTGGACAATGGGAACAAGCGCACGACCAGTACATGACCATGTACCTTGAACTCAAGAACAGGTTTGTCCCAGATCCGAACTGACTATAAGTTCTGTAGTTATATAGAGTTCTATCGTATTATAGCCAGAGGTAGGTATATTCTCCATACTTAAACATTTCAGGAATTCTATAAAGTAAATATAGGGTTTCTGATGGAGAATAATATGACTGTTGAACTCATGTTCGCGGCGCTTGGGATCATCGCAACCACAATCACGACCACAATGGTTGTGTATTCAAAGATCGTCGGTCTTGAGGTTGCCATCGCTCGGCTTCAAGTTCAGGTCAGTCATTATGACGAGCGAATCGCCAAATTAGAAAAGGCTTAAAATGTCGAGTTGGAAGACCACTACCGTCGGAATCTTGGCTGCTGTCGCAATCATGGCTACCCAAATCGGGGCGATGCTTGATAACGATCCTGCCACCACATTCTCGTTGGAAGCCATCTTCAGCGCGCTGGCTGCGCTTGGTATTGGCTTGTTTGCCCGTGACAACTCCGTAACCAGCGAGCAGGCTGGACTGAAGTGATGCCATGCTCGACAAGTTTGTTGCCGCATTCGCCCTCGCTCTATTCGCTTACCTTGAGAAGCGTTTCGACCGTAGCAACACTGCTGTCGATGCTGATGTTGACCGCAAGACTTTGCGGCTTGCTTCTGTTCGCCTTCGTGCTTGGGTGCGGAAGCAGGACGATCTTCGTCCCCGAAAGCAGCCCAATGCGGATAGCGGAACCGAACGGGGCAAGGATGAAGGTGTACCACCGCGTTGATGGTGTTTGGACACGATCAGAGAATTCAATTGTTGTTCCAGAGGGCTGGTATTTACTACCACCGTCATATATGACTGAGGAAACCCCATGAGCGCAAAGATCCAACTTCGGCGAGATACAACTTGGGCAGGTACTGAAACTCTTGCTGCTGGCGAAGTCGGTATTCAATTTAACGGCGCTGGAACTGTGGGTGGAATCAAGATCGGACCAGTGGGTGGTAATACTTGGTCTAACATTGATTACCTGTCGGGAACATTTCCATTTGCAGATAGTTCCGCTACGTCAGCGAATGACTCCTCTCTTATGAAGAGTGGAAGGTTCAAGTGGGCGACAGCAACGACAATTGCTACGAACGGTCCGATCACGTTTGTAGCGAATGATGGCGCTGCAATGATGACGACTTCCGTATACGGAACGTCTGTCGTTCAAGCGCTCAGCACTGAAGGCAACGGAACAGTTCCTACAAAGCATTTCATCCGCGTCTATGACGGAGATGGTGCTGCTTGGCGAACGTGGGAGAACGTCAACACTTGGGCAACAAGCAGCACTGACGGCACTGATCTCACGGCAAAGAACATCACCGCCAAGGGCGTTGTCACTATTGCTGATGGAACTTCCAACATTCCAGCAATTGCGTTTGCGAGCGACACCGATACGGGTTTTTTCTGGAAGGGTGCAAATCAACTTGGAGTTTCGGTTGGCACTAATGAAGTTGCCTACTTCACCAATACTCAATTTGTTGCTGACTCTGTTCAGAGTTTGGGAATAAGTATTTTGACTGGCGCGGTCACGATGGGTTCGACCCTTGGAGTGACTGGCGTATCCACCCTTACTGGTGGATTAGGCGCTCCGTTGGCAATGGGTACTAACAAGATCACTGGACTTGGTGATCCAACAGCCGCGCAAGATGCTGTAACCAAGTTCTATCTTGAAAGCACTCGCGTTGGGCAAATTGCTGTACTAAAAACAGACGCAACTTTGCTCACTCAGCAAGTGGGAGCGGTGACCTCTGGAGTATTTACCTTTACTGGAACCAATCTCCTGTACTCAACTGTTGGAACTTGGAATGGAATAATTGGAAATGGAAATGGAAATTTCAACACGGTGACGATTGGAGTCAGCCCAACTGCTCCAGTGTTTGGTACGGGGGCATCAATTTCATCCATCGGTTATGGCGGCACAAACGCTTTGTGGCTTATTCTTGCGCGTATTTCATGACAATGATCCCGATCCAACTTCCGTTCAAAGGCTTCACGGAGCAGTCTGCATACAGCACTATTCCAGAAGGTATGACGCCGTCATGCCTGAACGTGATGCCTGTAGACGTGTTCAATGGACGGACTAGGATTGGAACTCGACAGGGTACGAAGCGCTGGTTTGGCTCTGGAGTTCAGTTCGTTGGAACCTACCGCGTTTACGAGTCAACGGTACTAGTTGAAAAGATCATCATCGTCCAAGGCGGCGTGATCAAGATCGGCAACCCGCAGGCGTCAACTGGAACGTTCACAACCGTGACTAACAACACGGGTAGAACAACTCCGCTCAATACAACTAGGCAAGTCGAAGGAGTTCAATTCAATGAACACTTCTACTTCGTTGATGGCGACCAGTACACCTTTGTCCATCTGACTTCTCCAACAGGAAGTGGAGCAGGACAGGGCGCTTGGGCGTGGGGTCAGATTAGTGCTCGTCGCGGTCCATACCACACAGATCCTACTGGAACAGTTTTGTCTGGAGAACGGGCTACCCTTATCTGTAGATGGGGCGCCCGTCTTGTTCTTGCTGGTTACAAGCGCACTCCAAACGTATGGTTTGCATGCGGACCAGATGATCCATTTCCAGACACATCAGTCACTACGACTTACGCGGACGGATGGGATTCAGGTTTACTGATTGGCGCCGATGGCACTGGACTTGCGGTAGCAGGAGCATTAAGCGCGTCATATGGAACTCTTGGAGATCCCATCGTCGCGGTACTCCCGTTTGGTCAGAGCGGCTTGCTATTCGGATGCTCTAACTCATTCGCGTTCCTTACATCAGATCCGATCTTTTCCGACGCGGGTAATGGTGATGTCCAACTGGTCACGCTTACCAACAGCATTGGCGTTGCTGGTCCACGAGCATGGGCTGTAGGTCAAGAGAAGAGCGTGTATGTACTTGCCAATGACGGTCTGTACTACCTGTCTCCTAACGATTTCAACTTCAATCGAGGCAATCGAATCAGCGCTGGGCGCCTTGATTCGTTCTTCTTGAGACTTGACTTCGGAACGCCGTCAATCGGAGGCAGTGGAGATCTATCTGGTGGAACGCTCCGCTCGATTGGTGGAAGCGCTACGGGCGCGACCACTACCAAACTGGACCCATCCAAGAACATCGATGAGGATCCAGTTGCTGATAATGCAACCGTTCCGACTATCGCATTCGATCTGATCGGCGGAATTCCAAACGGAGAGATCTACCCATGCCTGTGCTGGGATCCTGATCGCGAAGGTCTGTGGATCTTCCTCACGGTAAACGGTTCTGAATCTAGCAGTGTTCATCTGTACTACGACGCTAAGACCGATTCGTTCTGGGCGCAGAAGTTTGCCGATCCACTTCTGTACGGTCCAACCTCCGCTGCCTACGTCGGGTCTTCTAGAACAAACAGCGGCAAGTTGTTCCTAGGAGGATCTGACGCGATCAACACGCTTGATCGAGGATACCCAGTAGGTATTGATGGTTGGACTTCAGAAATGACTGACGCGAATCAGACTGCTCAGTTTGTTCGTAACAGCCTTACTGTCGGTCCAGTGATTGCTCCCCTCCCATACAGGGTGATGCTCAATGAAGTCCGAATCGATTTGGCAGAGGACGAATACGAGGTTCCGTCTACCTTCACCGATTTGAGCGTGTCTCCTATTCTGACGGTATCAACTGGAGATACCGCACAGGGCGCTCTTGGTCTAAAGGCTGACACCCTATTCGTATCCAACATAAATCCGTTTGAGATTGACTGCGAAGGTGCAACACCATCAGCGGTCACTATCACCTACGACGGCGGAGCGGCTGCTGCGA